CAAGCCGCGACACAGCAATCGGCGACAAACAAACAACAGTCAGCCGAGCCCCAAAGAAAAGGCCGCCCGGAGGCGGCCTCGATAGCAGCAATGATCCGCTGCTGCCAGTCTTGATAGCGCATGGTCAATCCTTATAGGTCGAGTCAGGCCCATCTTTCGCGGAGCCCCAGAAGATGGTGCAGTTGGCCATCCAGGTCTGGAGCCTGAAAAATGCATCGTTAGGGAAGAGACGACGGTGACTTTCATCGGTGCAGCGCATGGAGAGCCCCTTTTTCCAATCCTCGAAGATGTTGGAAATCGTCAGTTGCACCGTGTTGGTTCTGCCCACCTTCACCGGCGTTGACGCGATCCGGCCCTTATACTGCAAAGCCGCCGCCACCAAGGATCCGGTGTCGTCCAGCACAACCAGGTACAACCAGGCCAGCCGCCCAACCAGGCGCTCTTTCATAACCTCCGCCAACAGGGAGTTATCGAGCCCGGTCAGGGTCATGTTGAGTTGCGTCGGGGATGTAGTGAGCTGTTCTTTCTGGGGGCTGATCTGCCCCATGGCACCTATGCCGTAATAGACCTCACCACCGATCACGGCCTCCCCAAGACCGGTGTGCAGACGGGTGATGCCGCTCGGGAGATCTATCTTGGTGGCATAGAACGCCGTCACATTGGGCCGGTTCAATGCGGCAACAATGGCGGGATCAAGGCCGGTCATGATCATGGGTAAAACGCCTCAATCAGGGACAGGGTGACATCCGTAAACACACCAGGGGAATGGTGGAATACCCCTTGCTTGTTGTCCTGTAGCTTGAATACGCCACAAGGCCGAGCGACAACCAGCGGGGTGCCTGACGGGTAGTTTTGACGAACCATCGGAGAGATACGCACAAGCGCTGTACCAGCTGCATCCGAATAGACATCAGCCAGCACCATTTTCAATTCATCACCAACCTGCACCCAATCACCAAGGCTTAACACCCGCCTGCTGGGTGTCCACCCTCGGGATGTGAACTGCTTTTTCATTGAGATAGCTTCAGTCACAACAGGATGACCAAGCACGGGCTGCGGATTGCCAACCAGTTGGGATGAAAAATCCCATATCCTGACCCTGCCTGATGTCCCCTCCAGTGAGAAAACGAGCGCCTTCAACCGCTTTGCCACCGGCGCAGGCAGGTTTCTGAACGTCAATTGGGCGGTTACCTTGGCACCAGGTATTGCCAAGGTCTGGGTTGACCCAGACATGGATTCAAAGTCTCTGGTCAGTCCCTCCAGCCCTATCGACATTTCGTTGGGGATGATGTCCGTAGGCCAATCGATTACATCTGCCAATTAAGCACCTCACACATTGAGCATTCGCCGGATCTGGCCACGGCCCGCCACATCCTGCACCACCATCTGGTAACCCTGCTGGGCTCCCTGCTGGGCACCGCGCCGGGCCGCCTGCTCCATCGCGGCGGATAGAGCAGCATCCCCCGCACCTGATACAGCGATATGCTGGATAATGGTGACCCCGTCACTACCATCACCGCCCTTGCCCGCTGCCCGCGCCAGAATCGCTTCCGAGTCGCGGCGACTGGTCACATTGGCGGGGCCTTTTATCAAGGTGCCATTCACAAACTCATCCCCCAGCTCTGACACAATGCCGAACTGGTTGGCCGGAATGTGCCCGCCCTTATCAAACAAACCGGCAATCGCCTGACCGGCCACCATGCCCGCCGACGCATAGCCCATCATCCTGACGCTGTTGGACAGACCAATGGAGTAAGGAGGCGGGAAGGCGGCCAATGCCTTGGCGGCGGCCTCTTCCGTTGACACGATGATGGAGGGGATGGCGGCAGCCTTTTGCATGGCAAACAGGGCTTTATAGATGCCGCTGTGCTCCATGCCAGCCTGCTGCAAGGCAGAGGTGGTAATGCTCATGGACTGCTGGGTAAAACTCAGCAGCTCGGCAGATACTGCCGACTGGTATTCCCGCTGTTTGTTGACCCGGTCGTTTTCGATCTGCAGCAAGCGGGACTGGTGATCCTGCTCCAGCATTTCCCGGCTTGCGTGGTACTCCATCTGGAGCTGGAATTGCAGGTCGTGGTTAGCGGACGCCGCATCATAGGCTTGCGAATACTGCTGCTGCAGGCGCTGCTGGGCTTGTTGCCAACGGCTCTGCTCCTCGATGACAGAGGCACCATACTGCTCGATACGGGCCACGTTGCGGGCGTCGTAGAAATCCCTGTCGATCCCTTCCATCGCTTGGTTGCTGTTGGCCAGCAGTTGCTGACGCTTGTCCAGCTCGGCGGCAATGGCCTTGTTTTCAACCCTGAATGAATCCACCGCCGCATAGTTGACGGCTTTGGGCTTCTTCGGGGCTTTCGGCGCTTTCATGGCACCGGGGATCACGGCTACGCCGCGCCCCTCCCCACCAGGGGCAGGCAAAGGAGGCAGGCTATCACCGCCACTGGTCACGGCGGACTGGATAGACTTTTTCAGGGTGTCCAAGTTCTGGAAATATGAGGCCCAGCCGTCAGCGCTGGACTGGGACAAGAACGCTTCCATATCGCCTTTGGCGAGCTGCATAGCGGTTCCCAGCGCATCGAGCTGCCCGAGCATGGCATCAGGCTCGCCCGCATCCTGGTAATCTCTCAGCGCCTCGTTGTAATCCATTCGGGCAGCAGAGTAGGCGGCAGCAGCTTTCAGGTAGCCGTTTCGGGTTTCCTGGTCGGCGCCGATGTTAAATACCAGGGAAGCTTTCTCAAGCGTGGTGTCGATGGTTCGGATGAACTGCTCCAGAGCGAGAGAGGCAGACCGCACCCCTTCGATCACATAGAGCGCCATCCCCTTGCCAAGCTCAGCGAAACCGCCTTTGGCATCGGCAGCATCGACAATCCACTGACGCATCAGGCGCGAGCCTTCGGAGATGGCTGGGGCCATGCTGGCCTTGACCTGCTCCCACAGCGCTCCCATGACGGACATCAGGCGCTGGATCTCGAGACGGGCTTCACGCACGGCAGCGAACTGGCCGCCGGATAACGCCATGCCCATGCCGTCGATCTCGTCGGCAAAACGGAACAGCTCGCCTTTGTTGGTGTAGAGGGTATCGAACAGCTCTGCCGCTGCATCATTCAGCTCATCGAGCCAAAAACGGGCATCGGCTGCGCTCATCTTTTGCAGCTCGGCGGAGAAGGAGCGCAGTTGCTGATCGGGCGACATTGCCGCCCAGTCCTGGGCCGACTGTCCAATCTGCTTGAAGAAGTCCACCAAGGGCCCGCCGCCGGTCTTGGCCGCATCGGAGATCCGAACGTTCAAGTCCTTGACGACATCCGACAGGCGCTCCCCGTTGGTGCCAGCCCATTCCGCTGCCTGGGCGTAGGCGTGCCACTGCTGTGCGGCAATGCCTATGTTTCGGCCAAGGTTGGCCGTCTTGTCAATGCTGTCATACGCCGCCTTGATACCGGCGAGCGCCGCGCCTGAGCCCAGGGCGATCAGGGCGCTGCGCAGTGAAAACACCTCGGTGACCAGCGTCCGAACACCTCCGGCCACCACTTTTCCGGTGTTGACGACATGACCACCAAAGGTGGTGAAGTCTTTGCGGGAACGGGCCAGCTCCTCCCGGAACTGGGCCGCATTCAGGCCGAGCGTAGTGACCAGGCTGCGCAATACGGCCATAGGTTATCCTCTGATGTGGTTAAAGCAGGACGGCTCTCAGCGACAACTGAGACTCTTCCGGGGTGATTTTTTCTGGATCAGGGAGGGGAGGGTGCAGGCGCTCATATTCGAGCGAGTAATGGGCCAGCCAGGTGGTCAGTTCCGAAACGGGCAGCGCCTCGATTTCGGTAATCGTCTTATGCAGATCGATCGCTAACCTGATCACCAGCTGCTTGGTCTGGCTGACCCTTATCGTTTTTTTCAGCGGCCAGCGCCAGCTCGTCCATCCGGTTGAGGCGCTTCGCTACCGGCACCAGTCGGTCGAGTACCGACAGAGGCAGGCTTTCCAGCAAGGCTGGCACCTGTTCTTGGGTAGCGATCGGGTTGCCATCTTCGTCCACCATGCAGCAGACCAGCAGCGACATCATCCATTGGTATGGGTTATCTGCCAGCGGCTGGCCAGTTACCTGGTTGAAGTTGGTGATCTGGTACTCCAGCAGCTTGGACACCGACATTTCACGCACGATGATTTCGGCTTCTTCGCCCAGCTCTGGAACAGGCACGCGTTCCTGACGAAGCGATAACTTGTTGAGCAACAGCGCCGCTGTCACCGATGGTTTTTTCTTTGCGGCCATTATGCACCTACCCCCACCTTGCCCCACTTGGTCTTGCCGTTCTGTTTGCACGGCACCACGAAATCAATGGCCTTGTCACCCTGGGTTTCATTGCGCAAATAACCCAGCAACACCACCTCGTATTCCGCCGTCACATTGTCCGGCCAAATATGTTGAACGATGACTGTCTTGGTGGCCTGAGCCGCCGCAATAAACAACTGCTGGCCCGCATCGGTCGGGTAAGACATGCACTTGAACTCTTTCTCGGGGCCATCGAACATCCCTGCCATGGAGCGCTTGGCCGTGTCTTCCAGCGTAGTTTGGTCCAGCACGGGGTTTTTCTCGCCGACTTGGCCAATGGCAAGCATCCCAGGAAGGGGGGTGAAATCGGCATCGTCCTTGGTCTTGAACTTGGTCTGAGTCCCAGCGGCCAGCACGGCATCCTGGGGGGTGTACTGAAAGCGGGTTGCGGCAGTCATGCGCGGTTCCTTCTGTTGGTGGTTTGAATTTCGACGATGGATTGCTTGGTTGTCGTGTCCAGCGAACTGGGTGAGTCTCGCGGCTCGGACACAGCGATGTATTGGAAGTCGTCTGTTTGCCTGCCATCAAGCTGGCGCAGACGCTCGCCGATGGCATCCCCCTCCAGGCGAGTGGCGGCCAATATCTCCAACTGCCAAAAATGCTGTTGGAGACTCACTCCACCCTCAAGTGGTCGCAGGCCGTCAGGAGAGCTGACCAGGCTGTAGGCGATTGCAGGAATAGACACTTCTTGCGGGATGAAGTCGGGATATACAGGCACCTGGCTGGCGGCCTTTATCAGCTCAAAAATAGCGGCTCGCTTTATCATCTGATTGCCTTGTCGATGGCTGCGCCAAGGTGATCTTTCTGCACGTCCAGCACCTTCTCCACGTTCTCATCGAGACCGGGGCGCAAGAATGGGCCAGCAGGGATGCCGGGGTGGATCAAGCTCTCTTGCCCAGGGCGACTGCGGCGCAGATGCGCCCGCTTGTTGGCCCGCTCGGTATCCTTGTGGCTTTTGAGGCTGGCCCCACTGGCAAGACTGTGCTCGCGGGTGCCATGCTCCAGCCAGTACGCATAGACCGGCGCCTCCACGTATTTACCTGCCGCCTGTTGTACCTTGTAGGACTTGAACACACCGACAGAGGCAACGACATCAGCAAACCGGGGGTTTCTGGGAATGGAGACGCGCAGCTTGATGGACTCACCCAACAGGCCGGTGTCGTGGTTCCACTTCTGCTCATAGAGTGACCGAGTACGGGCCAGCACCGGCTGGGCTGATTCTCGCATCACCTCACGCAAGACCTTCTTCTGGGTGACCAGATCGAGGGACGCCAGCTGCTGCTCCAGATCAGAAAACCCGTCCAGGTCGATGGTGCTGATCATTGGTCAACCTCACAGAAGAGGATCAGCGTGCTGCGCTTGGCATCTGGCTGAACCAGTTTGATATTGACGGCGAGATCATCGCGCACCAGGAAAACCCGGTTGGCGGCGGTCACGCCGGAGCGGTATCTCAGCTTGATGGTGTACTGTCCTGCAGCGACCTCTTTGCCAGCCCTCAACTGCTCACGGCCACCAATCATCCGGACATCTGCCCAGATAGGACTCGACTCTTGCCACTGCGCCAGCGGCTGGCCAGCCGCATCTTGCCCTGACGCCTTGGTCAGAATGCGGATCTGATCTCGGTACTCACCGGCTGCCATAGACACCTCCAATAAAAAACCCCGCCGAAGCGGGGTTTGTTTTGGTGACCGGTCAACTGTGGTGCCACCATATCCTAACCTTGTTGACTATCTGCCACGCCACACCGAGCAGCAGCACAGCCCCACCATACCCCAGACTTGAAAGTGTCCAGTCACTCCCCTTGGCATTGAGCCAAAGCGGTGTAAAAACTGTCATTGCCAAGCCCATGGCCATCAACAGATAAGCCCACAGCACCTGCTCCTTAAGCTGCTTGGATGTCTGCTGCGTGGTCGTCAGCCGATCACCGGTGTCCACCACATCAGCCAACTGCATGACCGGCGACCCACAATGCGGGCAACTGGCCGCCTTGTCAGACACCTTGCCGGTACATTCGCCACACTCGATAAGCGCCATTGTCCCTCCCGTATCAATCCCGGTAGGGTATATCCGATCAGCCCCCTGATCCAGCCATCACGGATCCGGTGACAGCTCGGGGAACAAGATCCGGTATGGGCCAATCGCATGGGAATAGGCCAGCGGCAGCTCTGCCACGATAGTGCCTGTGATGATGGGCTCGCGGTTCTCGTAGAACTGCGCCGCCGACATCAGGATCGCCAGAGTAACGGCCGGGTTCTTTACGCTGATGCCATAGTGATCGGTATCGGGGATGTCCTCATCGCTGGCGTAGAGCGTGCGCCCCATGTAGTTGGAGGCCGCCACTTCGGCAGCCCCCAGATACAGCTCCAGCAGCTCGTCTTCATCACTCATGCCTACATCGAGGCGAAGCTGTTTTTTCAACAGACTGATGTTGAGCAGTGCCATCTGATTACGCCTTGTCAGCTTTCGCCTTTACCTGCTTGGCCGCCTTCTGCTCTGCCTCTTCGGCGGCCTTCCGTTCTGCCTCTTCGGCGGCTTCATCCTCTGCGGCCAGGGCTTGTGCCGCCGCCAGGGCATCAGCTTCTTGCCGCTGTTGCTCGCGGGCCTGAAGCTCGGCCAACTGGCGTTTGAGTTCGGCCTCGGTGTCATAACGAGCGATCCCGAGCCGGACCAACTCGTCCGCCTCTTCCTGGCTGGCCACCGGCAGTTTATCGCCTACGTTGCCCCGCTTTTCACCGCACAGCGCGGTGAGCAAAATTACGTGCATGGGTTCTCTCCATCCAGCCGGGGGCATGGCCCCCAGCGTAGTTGATTAAGCAGCCTTGAGGGTCAGCGCCTTGACGGCTGCGGTATCTTCCAACAGCGCATCGAAGCGGTGGAACATCAGGAAGCCAACCAGACCGGCCTCGGCATACTTCTCGTCCAGACGGCGCAGGGCCATCCCTTTGACGCGGCGGATCTGGAAGTAGCTGAAATCGCCATAGAGCACGGCTTTCTTGCCAGCGGCCACATCCGGCATGCCCTGATCGATCTGGTACTGGTCGCCGTCAATGGTCGCCGGGGCGACACCGGCTACATCCGGCAGCCACAGCGGGCGGCCATTACCGTCCTTGAGTTCCTTGAAGCCGAGCAGGGTGTTGTCGTTGAACACCCAGCGGGTGTTGCCTGCGCGATAGGCCGGATCCACCGAGTGTTTGAGCTTGAGCAGATCACTGTGGGTAATGGAACCCGCCACCGCAGAAGTCACACCACCGGTCAGCTGCATGGTCAGCCCCTTGATGTTGTTGCCCTGGCCGTCGCCGTTCAGCAGTTGCTTTGCTTCACCTCGGCCGAGGCGAGATCCGATGCGGCGGGCAATCAGGCCAATGACATCCACGCCACTATCTTGCAGCAACTCGTCACTGATCTTGATGGTCTTGGATGTCATCTTCTTGGCACCGATGGCAACCTGGCCAAAATCCATGTCCTTGTCGCCACCCTCTTCGGTTTCACCGATCATGACGCCTTCATCCGCAGTGCCATCAGTGGTCACCCAGGTAATGGGAGCCCCGCCATCGGTTTCGAACACGGTGGAGATATTGGCCAGACCGCCAAACGCCTTCATGGTTTCCACAACCCGATTGCGGAATTCGGTGGGAACAGTGAAACCGCCCTTGGTATCCACGTTGGTGGCCTGGGCGCGCATCTCCTTGAACAGCGAACGTTCTTCGCTGGAGAGCGCCTGATAGCCACCGCGCAGTACGGTTTCCAGCACCTTCATCTGGCGGGCTTCGGCGACACTGGTGTCGAGGTCAATGCCTGAGCGGCGCTCCGGCTCGTTGTTGATTTTGTCAGAGTCCAGGCTGAGCAAGCGCTCTTCGCGTGCGATCTGGGCGTCCAGCTCGTCCAGCTCCTTGAGCGCGTCGTCCCACTGCTTGGAGGCGGCGTCATCCCAACGCTTCTCGCTGTGTTCATCGTTCAGCTTGCGCATCTGACCGGCGATGGTGCCGCGCTTCTGCTTCAGTTCGTGCAATTTCATGGGCATACGCTCCGTTATGGCAATAAAAAACCCGCCGAAGCGGGTCAGGTTTTACAGCACCATCAGGCGCCAATCAGTTGTAAGTGTCGTTCGCGCCGCTCGCGGGCCTCGTCTTCCTGGGCGCGGCTCTCTTTATTCTTGAACTCCTGCATGGAGCGGGAGGCAGCAGTTGCGTCAGGGTAGGCAGGGAAGGCCACCGGCCCCACATCGTAGAGGCGGGCGAACTTGGTGATCTCTCGCGTCAGCAACCCATCGTCATCGTAAAACCAGCGCTCGCCATCGTGGGCCACTTTGAACTGGAATGAGCTGGCGTCGATGTCACCGCGCAGCATGGGGGCCAACACCAGATCTTTCACCATCTGGGTTTCAGGTGCATCTATCTCGTAGCGCAGCCCCTCATCATCAATAGACAGGCGCAAGGTGCCGCTCTTGGTGCGACCCAGCACAAAATTCCGGTCATGGTTGAACAGCCCGCGCACATCGTCCTGCATCACCCCATCGAAGGCGCCAGGCTTGATGATCTCACGAAAGCCGCCGAGGTTTTCACTCAGGCGGTTGAACACCGCCGCATGGCCAACAATCTTCGGGCCTTGCCCGTCAGCGGCGGGATCGGCTCGGACTTCACAGCGAAAGAAGCGGCGTTCGCTATCATTCGGCATTGGGCACCTCATCTTCTTGTTGTTTGTTATCCTGCTGGCTGGCGGCATTGACCGAGATCAGGAAGTTGTCGAGCCCATCGACTCGGTTCATATCCTCCAGCACCCGCACCTCGTTGCGGTTCATCCAGCCATCGTTGATGGCGTAGTGGTAGAACTCTGCACGCTCTTTGGCTGTGCCGCGCAGCAGTCCGGCCAGGTTGAACTTGACGTAGTAACCGGCCCGCAGCTCGGCCTCGGTGAACACCTTGCGGTTGATCTCCTGCTCCCAGCGCACCACCCAGGGCATCACGCTATGGCGGACGAAGTGGATCGCCTGCTCGCTGATGTTGGAGAAGGTGGCCTTGTCCAGGTCGTTGATCATGTGGCTCGGCACGTTGTAGATCCCCGCGATCTCGCTGCGGTTCATCTTCTGCGTTTCGAGAAACTGCGCCTCTTCCGGCGGGATGGTGATCGCCTTGTAATCCAGATCACCGGTCAGCAAGGCGGTGCGCCCGCTGCCCTTGCCGATACCCCCTTCACGCCATGAGCTTTTCAGGTTGGCGCGATGCTGCCTGCCTTGTTCTGCCGCCATATTCGGCGTCTTGTCGATCAGGATGCCGGACGGCCGCCCACCGCCACCAAAGAACTGGGAGCCATATTTCTTGGTGGCCAGACCGAGGCCGATGGTCTCGGCGTGATAGCGGATAGGGCTGGCACCCCACAGCTTGTCGGCGCCAAAGCCTTTGATGTGCACCGCGTCATAGATGGGCAGGGCAAACCAGCGATGCTCCTGATCGTCATATGCTGGATAGTACCAACCGGACTGGCCGCGCTGCGGCTTGCCGATATGCTCGGGGTCAAACAACGCCAGCTCGGTCAGCTGACCCGTTCGGCGATCCCTGATCAGCCGCGTCACGGCGTTGCCATGCGCCAGCGCCACTTGCTGGGACTGCTCCCGCCAGTCATAACTGCTCTGGAACAGGTTAGGCGATGCCGACAGCAGGTAGTGTGCCGGATGGTCGGTGCCAGGCACCACGTCATCACCGCTCTTTTTCAGCACATGGAGTGGCATCTGGGCCATACTGCTGGACAGACGATGGATACAGGAATACACCGCTGCCAGCCTCATGGAGCTGGCAGGCGTCACCGAGACGCCGCTCTCTGTGGTGGCCCCCAGGCCAAACCATTCAGCGAGACCGGGATCAGATGAGCTGATGGTTTCACTGCGGGCCTCAGCCCCGAACAGCAGACTGAACATCGCGGCCCCCTTGTTGCTTGAGCTTTACCAGTACCAAGACAGTCAGCAAAACCAGACCAACCAGCAGACCGCCAGCCAGCAGCAGGGCAGGGCCTAAGCCATACATCAGGTAGGTGCCACCGCTCATCAGCAGGACGCCGAGCAGCAGGGCCGCATCAATCAAGTACCGCGTCCGTTGGGTCATAATCATCTTCCGAGTAGGGGCTGCTGAATGCGCCCTTGTTAAGCATGGCGCGGCCGATAGCCATGATGGCCGCCATTGCGCCGTCGATTTTGTTGTCCTTGCCCTCCTTGCGAGGGAACACGTTCTCGTTGGCATCCTCACGCGCCGTCACGTTGCCGACCATCCAGTTCATCACCGGGTTATCGTCATGGTGCAGACGGCCAGCCGCCAGCGCGGACTCCATTTCTTTCATCGGCGGCGACAGGTGCGCCGTGGTTTGAGGGATCGCCACTGGCAACCAGCCAGCGGTTGCCAACTGCTGGGCCAGCTGGGCGCTGTTCCATGGATCGTGCGGGATCTCGCGGGGGGCATAGGTGCTGGCCAGGGTGGCCACCTCTGCCCCTATTTCGCCGAAATCAATTTCCGCACCATCCGTGGGCGTCAGTGCCATCCCGCCAGCATTTGGCCACACCGTCGAGATCCACTCCTGGTACTTCGCCGCGTTGCGGTTATCGGGGTCGTTGGTGGTGTCCTCCGGCAACCAGTGGCGGGTGAACAGGTAGTAATGCAGCAGTCCATCAGCCTCATAGCGAGCAAAACAGATCGCCAGTGAGCAGACGTCCAGCTTGCTGGCCAGGTCGAGGGCGAACCAGCAAGGGCAACCGATAAAGTCCTCTATCTTCAAGGTGGCATCGGCCGCACTGCGCCAATGGTCGTAGTTGAAGAAGGTGGAGCTGGCGGTGGTCCATTTGTTGAGGTGCTTGATCAGGTACTTGGTCAGGTGCCGCGCATTGCGCTTGGCCCGCATCAGCTGAGCAAGCAGGTAGTCCTCAAACACCGAGATCCCATAGTTGGGGTTGGCCTTGCGCAGACTGGCCGGGTCAAAGATGTCGTCATCATCGTCGATGGTGTAGATCAGCGCGAACAGCTCCTCATCCGGTTCTGCACCACTGAGCATCTTGACGCACTCATCCCAGAACTGTTTGCAGGGGCCAGCAGGGTTAACCCCTGCCGTGCTGATCACCAGCATCATGGGCTGCTCTCGTGCCCCCTGGCCGGTCTCCATGGTGTCATACAGTTCAGGGCTGTCATGTTCGTGGTACTCATCGACTATCGCCAGGTGCGGGCTTGAGCCATCACCCGGATTGCCGATCACCGGCTCAAACACCGAGCCATCCTGACGAAGCATCTTCTTGGCGCAAACCTGAATGCCAAACTTGCGGCGCAGGTTGGGCAGCTGGGCGGCGATCTGCATCGCGGGCTTGAACACTTCCCACGCCTGCTTTTCCGTGGTGGCACCGCAGTACACCTCCGCGCCGGGCTCATCGTCCGCCGCAAACATGTAGATGCCATTGCCCGCCGCCACGATGGACTTGCCATTCTTACGCGGCACGAATAGGGCCGCCCGCCGGAACCGGCGCAGCCCGTCCTTCTTGCGAACCCAGCCGTAAACGCACGCATGAAAGAACAGTTGCCAGGGCTCTAGCGTTATCCGGCGCTTGTCCAGCGGCAGGCGCCGCCATTTGCCCTTTGTGTGCGGCAGCAGTTGCAAAAACTTGCAGGCCCGCTCTGCCCTGGCGGCATCGAATCGGTAGGGGTAGTCCTTTTCTTTGGACTTCTCCAGATCATTCAGGTGGCGCTGACACGCCTGCTGAACGTACTTGCAGGCGATGACCCGACCCGATACCACGTCACGGGCGTACTTGTTCGCGGCGTTGACGTTCGGGTTCTTGGCCATCAGAAATCCTCGAACTCATTTCTGCCATCAGGGCCAGTCCCGCCACCTCCGCCCATCAGGCGGCGATAGCTGGTAGGGTCAAGTCCGAGCAGTGAGCCGATCCTGACCATGGAGGAGAGCGCATCCTGACGGACAGCAACGGCGGGATGTTTCTTGATGCCCTCGGCGGTGGCCGAGGTGATGCCGTCATCCAGCACCATCTTCTCGGCCGTGAGATACAGACCAAACGAGTTGCAGTAAGCCAGCACCAGCGGCAGGTGATCTTCGGTAAGCTGCTGGCGACCGATCAGAATCTTGACCGTGCTGCGCCAAAGTAAACGCGCCTCGGCATAATGCAACTCAGGGGGAGCAGGCGGCGCCCGCTTGATGACTTGATTGGATGGCGCAGCAGGCAGATCGCCGCCAGACTTGCGGCCACCCCCAGCGGCTCTTGTCATGTTTAATACTCCAATCATTAAACCGTGACAGCGATGGCGAATGTCACGTTAGTCACACCAAGAGGCCCCCATTTCAGGAAATTTTCCTTATTTCTCGCTCGCGTAAAAAACTCTAGGCGGCGGTACTAAGGGGCTGTCGGCGGTAGGGATTTGACCACCCCCTCCCTGCCCGGCCTGCGCCGCGACTGGATCTCATGGGCTTTTATGGATCTCTTGAGGATCCCGCCGGAAAGGGGGTGAAACAGGGTGAATTTGTGAGTTTGCGCAGGTTTTACCTATGTTTGACGGCCTTTAAGGCGCTCTTTCGCCGTCTTAACCCCATGGCAAGGATCACAAATGGACGCCAGATTGCTGGGGTCATCTGTTCCGCCGTGCGCCTTGGCCACCACATGGTCAACGGTGGTTGCCGGGGTGTAGATGCCGAGGGCCAAACAGGTGAGGCACAGATACCCATCCCGAACCAAGATGACTTGGCGCAACTTGTCCCACTCCGAACCGTAACCCCTTTGATGCCTGGACAACCCAGCCTGATACACGGCCCACCCTGAAACGCGGTGAGCCTCACACCGGCCTGACTTGTCATTGGTCAATGCAGCACAGCCACCGGGATGGCGGCAGGGCTTCATCCTTCTTGGTGGCATACACACTCCAGATAGGTGCCGCCCGCTGCTGCTGATGGCATTGCTGCAGGGCGCTAGCATTAGGCGGCGAAGTAAATCAATGGCGATAGGGGTAATTGCTCTCAACAGTGGCACCACGGGAGAGAGTGCCTGTGATGCTGCAGGGGCCAATTACCACCTTTTCAACAGCAACCTGCCTTGCTTGCAGTCGAGATACAGCCGCAAGCAAAGATGCGTGACTAGCCTCCAGGAGACGGGTGGAGCGGCGGAGCTGGAGCAGCAAGTAAACGTTGCAGGCAGCAGTGAACAACATGATGGCGGTCAACATGGCATTACTCCTTTTCACAAAGGCATGGGCTCACCAGGTCGGTTCCCCTCCCTCGCTGTCCTGTTAGGTTAAGAGCCCATGCCTTTGTGTTGAGTGAGGCGCTGGCATCACAGTCGAGCCCAAAGGGTCAATCGTATCTGATGCTGCTTGGTCGCCGGTCAGTCAGCGCCTCGGTACTCATTGCTTGATGCACTCGCGCACATCGGTAATCCAGTTGGTCAGCTCAGCCTGGGCATCGGGTGGAAGATGCACCCACCCATCAGGGCTGACCATCCACACCAGGCGCGGGGGCGTGGTGTAGCAGCTGGCCTTCGGAGCTGGTGTTGGGGTCGAACACCCCAGCAGCAGCCCCGAACAGACCAGCAAAAGCAGCAGCGGGAGCCGCTGCTGCCTGCTCCCGCCTGCTGTCCTGCTCGGCATAGTAGGCAGCCTCACGGGAGCTTTTGAGCTGCTCGGCTACCAGCAGGGCGAGACGGGTCAAGGCGCTTGTCAGTACCGGATCCATTCTTCGCGCTCCCCCAGTTCGCCGCCAGCACATCCAGCACGACCAGTGCCGGGCGGGGCAGCTTCTCCCACCATGTCTGCGGGATGGCTGCTCGCAGTTGCGACCACACCACCAGGCAGACCCCCACCACCGCCACCCAGGCGGCGGCCTTGTCGCCGAACACCTGCAGCAGCAGGTCGGCCAGATTCAAATCCCCCATCAAGATTCCCCTTTCGTCATAGAGCCAACACCAACGGGCAGAGGGCCAGCCGGCACATCAACCCCAGTGGGCCAGCGGTACGCTGTCACCCTGGAGCGCGGGAAGGCACGGACGTTTACTGCATCAGACTGATTGCCGCCAAGGACGAGCAAATTGCCGGTCTTGTCCTGCCCCACCACAAACCCGACATGACCACCGCCATCTCGGGAAAACACCACCACGCACCCAAGAGACGGGGCGGACAGCTTCTGACCCCACTCGGCATAAGACCGAGCCCCTTCGAAGCGCGTTGACTGGATGCCAGCCCGCTCAAGGCAGGCACCAACAAATGCGGCGCACCAAGGCACCTCATCAGACTTGATGCCGCCGCGCTTGATGTCGCGCCACATCTGCAGAATCTCGGGGTTGTGCTGCGGGCCGGGCACCTCTTTGATGCCGACTAGCGACTCAGCAATAACAATCCACGGCAGTTTCATTGCTCCCCCTGTTTGCGCTGCTTGCGCTTGTCGATATAGACGAAGATGTCGAAGGCCAGGCGGCCAGTGATGACCAGCAGGCCGCCGATGCCGATCATGTCGTTGATGGTGAGTTGCGGGATGGTCATTTCAGGCAGGCTCTCAGCGGCGGCCACTGCCTTGGACCAGAGGCTCACCAGCGTCCCGCCACCGTAGGCGATGCACTGGCCTTTGAAGCGGTGGATCAGGTCGAACATAGAGGGGACGCCATAAAAAAAGGCCCATCGGAGAGATGGGCCTTTGAAACAAATGACACGGGATGTAAACGGAAAACGTCTGAACAATGGGGGCGTGCTGCAAAATCACCACCATGACGAGAAAGGTACAGCCAAGTTCCCATCGTTTCAACACAAAAACAGATATTTTATCTCCTGATGTGCGTTTTGTGATTCAGATCACTGTGACATATCAACGTAAAAACCGAAATGTCACGCTCAAAAACGGCTTTGCCTGCTCTTGTCTGGTGCAGGCAACAAAACGCCTCTATCCTGCGCTGGCGTTGGGCTGGCGAGGAATGTCAAGCAACAACGCATCTTGGCACTGTCTAGGTGTCGCGACTCGATTTTTGCCAGCGTGGAGCACGACATGGAATCAGGTCTGATTGAACGCCTCATGGCGCTCGACAACATAACGGAGCCGGAGGAGCTGACGGCGCACATTGAACAAATCGTCCAGTTCCTGGGCTTCGACTATTTCCGGTTGGCCATCATCATCCCTGTCAGCCATGAGCGGCCCGAGATCCGCATTCTCAACAGTTGCCCAGAGGAGTGGATCGAGAGCTACAGCAGTGGCGGCATGATTGCGCGGGATCCCGTGGTGGCAGCAGCGCGGCGGCAGCTCACCCCCATCAGATGGGACAAGGTACGGGGAACAGAGGAGCAAATGGATGTGATGATCGAGGCGTCCAAATGTGGGTTGCGGTGCGGCGTCTCGTATCCGCTGCATGGCCCCCGTGGGGAGCATGGCGTGCTCTCGTTCATCACTGAGCGCTACCTCGCGCCACTCTACATCGAGCGGGCGCCGACGCTGGCCATGGTCGTCCCTTCCGTGCTGGAGGCGGCGATCAGGGTATGCAGGCCGAAGGGAGACGCTGGCTTGAAGGTCATCGAGGCGGATTGCCTGTTCTGGGCGAGCGCTGGCAAGACCACAGGCGAGATCAGCATTATCCTCGGGATACCCGAGCGGACCGTCACCCATCACCTCAACTCGGCGACCCGCAAGCTGGGGGCCAACAATCGCTATAACGCCGTTGCGCGGGCCATGGCGGGGGGTGAACTATCGTGGACGCTGGATAGGGTAACGGTCATCGACTACTAATCCCCCAGATCCAGGAGGCGCTGGGCGGCCTCGGCAACCAACGGCACATAGAGAGGCGGGAGGGCGGGCAGCAGGTCCGTCAGGCGCTGGGCCAGCTCGTTGTTGGTGAGATTGATTGGGGAATCAGGCGGGAGGCCGAGATCGGCGGCATCAATGATCGGCATAACAACGCTCCAGGGATGGCCTAGTTTGATGATAGCCGGGTATCAAAAAGCCCGCTGATGCGGGCTATTCAATTCGGATGATTTCGACGGGCTTGCCACGCAACCGGCGGGCCTCCTGGGCGGCCTCTTCGGCGCTCAGACCATCAACAAGGTAGTGGCCACCTCCCCGGCTCGGGGTTGTCTCGCCCAACTGCGCGACAGAATCGGCCAGCTCCAGCTGCACCCGTTCTGATACCCAGCCATGCTGGCGCGGATAGACCGCTATCCGGCAAGCGGGGGCCTCGGTGAGCGCCTTCTCTACAGTGTCAGTGAATACCTTCCCCATACCCTTTTCCTCTAACTAGCTCTTGCCATCTGGTGTGAGCGGCATTAACAACCCACGCGCATAGCTCTGAGTCGGAATGATTGATGTTCTAAAACCACCCTCCTCCCGGGTCAGCTCTATAGATGACTGACCGTTGAGCGTGATTGGATTGTTTTTCTCTGTGAAAACAGGGAATGGCATGCCATTGAGCTTCGATTCATCTTCAACGATCTCCGCACCATAGATTCGCTCAACAGTGTGCACCGAGCCATCAGCCGGGTTGACGATCTCGTCCCCTTCTTTCAATGACGTTGCAGGGATATAGCCAATCCCAAGGCTGCTGCCGTATATGAAACGTATAAACGCCATATTTTTTTCCTCTGACTTATGGTGTGGCTGTTTGGCCAAGCACATGCTCGACGATGTAGCGCTTGTGGGGCGACACATCCAAGTACCTGAGCGCCTGCCGGAGAGCCTGTTCGATGCCATGAACGCGACCAGCGAGGTAGCCGTCTGCATAGTCGTTGTCGTCGCGCTGCCCGTAACCCTCCAACTTGATGTTCGCTCTAGCCTCAAGCAGTCCCTGAACAAGGCAGTCCGCGGTGGATGGCTCACCCGGCGTCTCGGCCGGCATTAACGCCCAGTACGCCTCATCAACATCTGACCCTGCCCACTCTTCATCGTTAGACATCGCGTTTTTTTCCCTTAGCAATTCCAGTTAGGCCGAGCGCCAAGAAGTCTCGTCGCGCCTGCCTTTGCGGCGGCCAGTGTCTTGTAGCTTCGGGGCAGCTCTACAACGGCCCTCCCTCGGCGGTTGAAGCCACAATCCAAGGTGAAGCGACGCCGATATGATGGGTTGTACTCAATCCAAATCGCCGTCGAATCACTGATTGTGGCCTCTGCAACAACGTTGTTCGCCATGCCGTTTTTCCTCTGACTTAGGCCGCAGGGGCCAGGGCTTCCACTTCATCGATCCAGTCATCCCCACCAGGGAAGGTCCAGACCTTGCCGCGCTTGATGATGTCAACCTGCCCGCCGTGGATCGGGTCAGTGTATTCGCCGGGGTTCTCGGCGGCTGTAAGGTAGTCAGCGGCCCACTGCTGGGCATCCTTCTTCGTTGCAAAAGCCATCGTTTTTCCCTTAACCTGCTGCGGCCATAGAGGGGTATTTCGCCTCATAGGCATTATCCCCATAAGCTTCCCATGAGTACGTCACCGGAAACGCCCCACGAGTACCTTCCTCTACGAAGTGGTAAAGGCAGGAGCATTCACCGGTTGAATCCGGTGTGACCTTCGCCCAGCGATGCTCAGGGACACCCAGGGGCCACTCATAGCCCTCGGCCCGCACCGCCTTCATGAAGTCGTGCATATCGTGATGGCCGCGAGACATGACGATGTATTCATCGCCCCCAACGTTCTGAATATCGAGCGGATATACCTTCTTGCTCATGGTCTGTTTTTTCCTCTATCAACGTTGCCCAGCCTGCTGGCCAGCCTTTCTGGCTGCCCGCCCAGCCCATAACCCTTCGTCAAACTCGTCAACTTCGGTGTTGATGGGGTCATAGGGATTATCGAAATTCAGACCATTAGAGCCGACGATATAACCCAGCTCGTAGGCCGTCTTGTATCTGATCTCCTTGCCATCCCCGAGCTTGATGGTATAGATGACCTCTTCCTCAAACAGGCCGGTACCGGCATCTTTGGATAATCCTGGAGAAACCCGGATCAGCACCCGCTTTTCCATAGTCCGTTTTTCCTCGATCAGTGGGGGCAGTAGGACTTCGCTACTTTATCGGCCAGGGCTTCAGGACTTGCTGCGCTTTGCGGCCAAAAAATGAATCGACTCTTGTGCAGCCAGAGCCGCATTTGCCAAATCATGCAGCGGGTCGTCATCCGGCATATCCTGCCCATGGAACTCCCAATCGCACCTTGTGCATTCAACCCCGCATCGGCCATCAGACTGAAAGTTGTTCGAGATTACTTTTTTTGTAAGTTTACCTGCGGAACTGACCGAGAATTTTACCGTCGCATCTAGGTCTGCCCATGCATTAATTGGAGAGCCGCACTCAGGGCATTTATATTCGATTTTATTTGACACGATTTTTTCCTCTAACTTTTCTGCTCTGGAGCTGGCACCTTTTCAAAGGTAACGCCGTCAGCAGTGAGATCATCCAATGAGTGCTCGCACGGTTCACCTGGCTCATACTCTTCTGTCAGCACAGGCTCAAAATCATCATTCAGGTGAACAGGCAAAACGCTACCCTTCTCGAAGTAAGTCCCATTCGGTTCAATGATTTTCACCCAACATGCAATCGCTTTCTGTTCCATGATTTTTCCTCTGACTTAGGCCGCGGCGGCCGGAGTGTTCTTGGTGTACTCGCGCAGACCATCACGGACGGCCTGAATGATGCGGCACAGGTAGGTGTAATCAGGGTTATCTACCATCGGCAAGTCGTACCACCACTCATCGCCCACGACAGCAGTCATCAGGTCTGGATTGCTGCAATATGAATTGGTGATTTCAACCCCCTCGGCATCACCCCATAACTCACGGGCACGTTCTTTATCAAACTCACCCCACTTGCGGCGCTGGATGATATGACCCCTGACATAGTTGGTCAGCGCCTCCCCCTCAGCCATCACTTCCTGACGGATTGAACTCAGGTTCTTGGCCAAGTAATGGTCATCACAGGAGATAAAGAACGCCTCCACACTGCGGCCACCCATTGCGCCCCATGCCGCCGTCCAGCTTTCGTCAAAGCACTTGATGGTGATGCTTCCACGGCCTGGCTCGTGGTTTTCCAGGTAAACGGTGATCGGGTCGAGATTTTCAAGCTCGGTCAGAGCCAGCCTGGTTGTTTGAGACACTGCAACTTTCATCGCGTTATATCCTCGTTTTTGGTCTAATCAACGCGCAGGCGGTTAACTCGTTCCGCCTGCTGGGGCTGGGTGGGTTCGTTGGTAGCGGCCACCCGGTCCCGTTCACTTCAAACTACTCGCCTTATCAGATCACCCAGGCGCACCGGGTCGGTATCACACAGGGTCTTGATTGCCTTGATGCTGGTCATGCCCAGGATCTCCCCGATATGCCGCTCATCAATGCCTTGGCGCTTCAACTTCACAGCCAAGGTGCGGCGGCCAGATTGAGAGGTTGCCCCTTCAATCCCTGCCTGAGCAAACAGGCGGCTTATCAGGGCCGTCAACTGGTCAGCCCGATAGCTCACCCGCCCGCTTCGCTCTACTCTCGTCAGCTTCAATGGCTGACCTGTACGGCCAGACACAAACAGAGCACTGCTTGGGTCAAGGCCGCGATAAGCCGTCAGCTTGCCGGTGATGCCGTGCCCACGCTGGAGTCGGTCGGCAAGGTGCTCATCCACCGCCTTGATCAACTTCTGATTCACCCAGCACAGCGGGCGGGTGCGGCCATTGAAAGCAATCTCGGCCCTCACCACCGTCGCGGCCAGCGGCTCACCAGCCGGTGAGAGGTAGTCACTGACCAGCAGCTGCGATAACTCGGCTGGCTTCATACCCGTGCCAAAGAAGCAGAGGAGCAGGGCCGCGTCACGGGATCCATTCTCCTTGCTCGATGCCCGAGCGACCGCTACGGCGTGGGCCAGCTGGGCATCCTCTACAACTATCGCCTTCGGCATCTATGTTTAATCCCGAAATGAATCACTAGACATAGAGACTATATCAAAAAGAGGGGGCCATCAAGGCCCCTGTCTCAATTATGTCCTGATGTTCACGGAAAGTTAAACGAACGCCTTGTTGACCTCGCGCTCGGTGGCGATGTTGGTCATCTTGCCGCAGTGCTCACACTTGCAGCGGGTCTTGTTCTTGGTGACCTCAACCAGGTTGCGCAGCTGCTCAAGGTGGCGAAACAGGCGGTGCTCACTGTCGGAGAAGCGCTGGATCACCCACATCGGATTCAGCTGCTCACCACAGATGCCGCACTTCACATACCCCAGCTGCTCATCAAGGATAAATTTGTTGTGCTGGCAGTTACGGGCGAACCGCTTAACCACCTGAATGACCTTATCCTTTGCCATAACGGGTTCATGTTGCATTGCAGATCCTCACGGAAAGTTATGGGTGCTTGGGTGGCATGTTCCGGCGCGGCAAACCTCTACCACGGCGCATATGTTCCCGCAACGCCTCCACTGTCCACGGCCCTTGATCGCAAGGTGGATGGCTTGCGCTCAGTCCCTCGCCACTCACTTCGGCCTTGAGGTTGTCGAGCGTGATGCCAACCTCCTCGAACTCGGCAAGCCAGCGGCGGTACTCCTGCCATTTGACCCGCCAGCGATAAAGCTCCTGCAGCTCCTTGCCGGCAATCTTCCATTTAAGCCATGTGAACATCGTGATTTCCTCTATCAACCGGCGCGGGCGAACAGGTGATCATGGGCGGCCTGGGAGATGTCATTACCCCATGCCTCGCGGCCAAGCTCGCGGGCGGCAATCAGCGCGTTACCGGAGCCAAAGAAGCAATCCCCCACCACCTGACCAGGCTCGGTGCTCTGCTCGATGAGCACCTTGAACAACTCGACCGGCTTCTCGGTCGGATAGCCCTTGACGATGCGCTTGAACTGGAGCACATCCGGGATCGCTAGGCTGTTCAGCTTGCGCTTGCCCTTCTCGAAAAACAGGATGTACTCGCAGCGGTTGCGGTAGTGGTAGCCCATGCCGATAGCCAGCTTGTCCCAGATGATCGGTTTCCAAAACTTGAAGCCAGCCGCCTCCCCGAGCGGCTTGGCGTGAAACATGGTCTCCTGGTCGCACAGCAGATAGAAATGACTGTTGGGCTTGAGCACCCGGTACACCTCGGCGAACAGCTCGGCAAAGCGGGCGTTCGGAAAGATGGTGAACCAGTCATTGCTGGATGACTTGCTATGGGCCAGCCGGGTTGTCGTGCCTTTGGCGCGGTGCTTCTCCAGCGACTCATAGGCGGGGTCGGTGACCACCAGATCCAGGGAGCCATCCGGCAGGGTCTTGAGCCATTCGACAGCATCGAGCTGGGCCAGGCGAAACGGGATCAGGTTGCTCATGCTGCGGCCCTCTCTTGCTCGGTGGCGTAGCCGTTAAAATCAACCGGCACCATGTCAGACTCATGCACGATCCCTCCCTGCAGGCTGTTGACCTTGAACAGCCAGTTATGGGCGAACTCCATCACTTCCTTGGATGGCTTCAAGCCCCCTTTGGGGGAGGCGCAGAGCGCGGTGCCATCCTGGTCGTTGTAGGTGACCATGGCAGCACGACCTGACTGGTGCATATAGAGCAGGGCGCGAGACTCAAGCACAGTACCGTCAGGGCGCTCCATCTTGGTCTTCTGGGGCCAAATGATCAGATGGTGCTCGCCGTTGTGATACAGGCCGCTGCCGGTGTCGTGGGCAAGCTGACGCTGGAGCAAGTCGATCTTGGTGTGGGCCTCAATGCTCTGGCGCTGGGCGGTGGTCAGATCGTGGCGGGCCTTGCTGTTATCCCGCTCCAGTTGACTGATGCGGGCATCCTTCTCGGTGTTGCCACTCTTCAGGCGCTTGTTCTGCTCCTTGAGCTTGTCGATGCCATTCACGCCACCATAGGTGGCAATCACCTGCTGCAACTGGTTGAGCTGCTCCTGCAGGCGGGTCTTTTCAACCAGCAGGGCCCCCACCTGGTTGCCAATCTTTTCGGCCTTGCGAGCCGCATCACAACAACGCTCGTTCTCTTGCTCCAAGTCTGCAATGCGAGCCAGCAGGGCGGCTTGAGACGTCGCGGCAGCAGCGACTTGAATCTCCAGCTCGTCACGCTCCTGGGACACCTCATCAAGCTGGGATGACATGTCATTGAATCGAACAACAAAGGCACTCAGCAGATCATGCGGCTGGGCCAACTCAAGGGTTTCAACTATGCGATTAGTCGGGCTCATTACTCACTCTCCGTTTATTCGCGCTCCGTTCAAAACAAGCGCCATCTATATATATCATATATACAATAGATATACGAAGTATATACGATATATATCTTTTAGGTGGATATTGGTAGTAGGTGTGCAGGCGACACTGATGCCAACCAAGCGTGATACAGCTCGATGGCCTGCCTCTGCTGCTCCCTCATGGACGAATTGATATAGATGCCCGCCAGCTTGCCGGGGGCATGGTTAATCAGGGACTCCCCGACATGATGATCTGTCCCCTGGTCAGTCCAGCGAGTGCGGGCGAGCTTGCGCAGATCGTGGGCGCGCCACTGGCCGCCACTGACAGTGGACACCATGCGGGTTGCATCCCTTGCACCGATGGCGGAGGCAGAGCGGCAAGCTGGGAACAGGTAAACGCCGCGATACCCGGCGGCCCGCTGGCGGGCTTGGTGGCGCTGTAGCACGGAGATAGCCAACGGAGAAAGCGGGATCACATGACCTCGACGGGGCTTGGTGTGATCTGCCGGGATATGCCAGCAGCCGCCAGGGGCGAGATCAAACTCCCGCCATTGCGCGAGGCGGGTTTCACCGATCCGGGTGCCATGCAGCAGCGCCAGCAAACACAGCATCGCGGCATCACGGGGGGCGGCGGCCAGCTTTGCCAGAACATCCGGGGCGTGGGATGGCCTCAGTCTGCCGGGGCGCTGGATGGGGCGACGGGTGATCAGATCACTAAATGCCAGGCCCGCCAGGGGGTCATGGGTGATCATGGCCAGCCTGCGGGCATCCTTGCTGGCCTTCTTCAATATCCCCCAACCGGCGCGAACGGTATCCACCATGTACTGCTGCTGATATTGCTGCACTACCTGGTCAATATCGTCGCGGGAGGAATGCAGCGACAGAGCGCCGAACAACGGCAGTAATTGGCGCCGGATCTGGGAGGCAACCGCCGCCCTGCGGGACGCTGACAGCGATCTGGATTTCGCCACCCGATCACCATGCCAGCGCAACAGGTCGGCAAAGTTCACGAACTCGCTGGACTTAACGGGTGCTGACGCATCATCCATGAGTGCGGAGATCTTGCGGGGCAAGTCATCCAGCACCTGGGATACCGGCACCGCTGGCCAGGGTGCGACCTTGCGCCATCTGGACTTGCCGTTTACGTGTATCACCAGATGAACCGAGCCACGGGACCGACACTTTGCCCACCGAAACCGGATTGGGCGGCGGGGGTCACGCAACTCACTAATGGAGAGATCGGCAGAATGCCGCCGGATGGCGGCATCCGTGATCGGAGTGGAAAGAATCATCCCTTCCTCATAGTTTCAATTCCAGGGCGACGGTTGTCAGCAGGCAATCAGCTTCTCCCTTGTGCAAGCGTTCGCAGCTCTGAGGTAGTTGAAGGCCGCATTTTTCACAAGGGGGGAGCGCGGCGAGCTGCTGATCAAGGAGCTGGCCATCTCGCAGCAACAGCGTCGATATGTACTCTTGCGGGTCATAGTTCGAGGTGGCCCAAACAGCCCGGATCTTCATCGCACGGGACAGATATGCGGACTCCTTGCCAGTCAGCTTGAGCGTGACACGGCAAGCCTCCCCCGGCACAAACGCCTGCACTTCCGCATTCTCTCGCTCGCGCTGACGGCGCTTTCGGGCGGCATCGGCGGCCCGCTTTGCCGTGAGCTGATCCTCCGTCATTGTGGTCCGCGGCCCCTTCTTCTTACCCTTGGCTTGGTCGGCTAGGCTCATTGCACCGCCTTGGGGTCAATCCCCATGGCTTTGCACATGACAAGGTGCTCGATGGCGGCGCGATCTTGCTGGCGGCGCTTGAGTGCCGGGGCGGCCTGCTTATCTTTCTTGTATGCTCTGACTCTGTAGTGCTGTGACATGTCAATCCTCTCACGATTGGCGGTGGGTAGATGGAGAGCTGACCGGTGACCCCTCCAAGGCAAACCGGACAGCTTTACGGGCATTCATCAAATCTTTCTTGTACTTGGCGAGAGCCATGCCTAACCGGATGGCCCGCACCTCTTGGGCTCGTCCATGCTCCAGCACTGGCATCAGATATTCCGCCCTCAACACCCTGGCGCGACGATGGCCAACCTCACCAGAGGCCGCCAAGGCCAGCAGGGCCGCTTCTATCCGTGGTTCCACGCCATCGAGGATGGGCGCCTTGCCGCCGCCGTTATGACCGGGGCCGGTGATGCCGGTGCGCAATATCTCCATCACCCTGCCTGTTTGGCCAGTTGAATGAGCGGGCATCATCTGCCCCTGCACACACCAGCGGGCCCACAAATCCAGTGCATCATCGAGCGTCATGGCGGGGCCTCCTGGTGGAAGGCTTTTGGCGCTTGGCCACATCGGCGGCGGCCTTCGCCTGAGCGTCATAGTGGCGAAGCCACGCCCTCAACTCCTCCCGCTCCCCTTCGTCATCAAGCTTGCACACCTCCAGCCGAACGCGATCCCGCGTCCACTTCCCGGCGCAAACATGGCTCACCCACAAGGCGGCCATTCTTTGCAGCTCGAACGTCCGGCGGATATCACTGGGGAACGTGGCAATATTGATGTTCATCGAACCCTCCTTGCGCGATAAACGAGGGGACGGGGATCTGGGTTGATGGCCTTGGCGGCCCAGATCGCCCTCATGACGTTCGTGGCAGGAAGCTCGACAGTACGAACCGCCACCAGACGGCGGGCAAGCAGGGTAAAGGCGGTGATCTGATAGTGGAGAACGGGGAGCATGTCACCCTCGCTTCCGTTGCGACGGCTTTCTATCTCGGGATGCCAAGGTGCTGGTCCTGAGCAAGGCATAGACCTCTTCGGCCTTGACGAGGTGCCTGCCGGCCGATTTACCAGGACAGGCAATCAGCAGGTCTTTTGCCTCAATCTTGATCGCTGGGTGGGCGCACATGGAATAGACATGAGCAACACGCCCGCCAAGGCCGCGCACCACAGCCACTTCGTCAGGGTGCTCGACCGGGACCAGGGTCAACCAGTCAGCATTGAAGCGGTCTCGTTCCAGGGCAGCACGGAGCGCAAAGGGGCGAGACGCCAGGGGGCGATGAGACACAGAAAAACGCTGGATCTTGGCGCGGTCAGCCATCATGACCGCGATCACTGAATCAACCTCTGCCGGGATTGCCCCGGCAATCGCCAGGATCATGAGCCACCCCGCTGGCGTTTTGACGCCTGCTTGCCCTCTTCCGAAGAGAGGTAATCTTTACGCCAGGCTGAAACATCAAGACCAGGGTAAGCCTTGGTGAACTTCTCCAGCGTTTTTGGGGCGGGGTATCGGTCCAGCTGGAAATACTTCTGAACCGTTCCAGCCTTTAAGCCAAGGCGGGTAGCAACCTCGACAGCTCGCTCCCGTTGAAGGAGGTCGGGCATCAATCGAGAAAAAAAATCTGTTAAGTGCATAATGAGGTGTTCGCTTTTATCTGCTGACAAGATAATCCTATCACCGTGCGCACAGAAACGCATCACCACAACTGTTTAATATCACAATTTGTGCTATCTTTTGGGCATGACAAAAGGGCCAAACGAAACATGGATAATCTAGATAACCTGCCAACCCTCCCCTCGGTCACCCAGGAGATGGTTGATATGAAGACAAGGCAGCTTGGCGCACTGTTGAGGAAGGCCAGGAAGCACCGCTTTAGAAGTGCGCTGGATGCCAGCAAAGAGTTAGACGTTGGGCAGTCAACCTACCTTTCCTATGAGAAGGGCGGGCGACAACAGGTGTTCGCATGGTGGTTATGCGCCATTCAGCATGTGTTTGCCCCCAGGTTCGGCGTAGCCCCATCGTATCTAATGGGCTTGAGCGAAGAGAAGGAGCGGGCTGATGCGCCCTTATGGCTCATCCAGGTCATGGCGCCCCACCTGAAAAATGGTGATGAAGTCATTCAGCTGAATATTTCTGATGACGCAATGGCACCCAACCTCCAAGCTGGCGACATTGCCATCTTTGAAAAGAGTGGCGCGGTTTCCATGGGTGGCATTTACGCCATCGAATATCCAAATTGCCAAGTCTACGCCAGATGGGTAATGCCGAGCGCCGTGGGTGGATGGCAGATTAGAGACTCTAGCGGCGCCCAAGAAACGCTGAGCGAGGAAGATGTCCTCAAGCTGAAAGTAAGAGGAAAATACCTCTTTAGAATTACCAAGTAAAAAAGCACACGGGTTATACGTGTGCTTTTTCACGTCATCAACTATCTGATTTTGTGTTATTTATTCAGGACTCGTTATGCGTAAAGCAGATAATAAAATTATGGCGGCTGTCGAAGGCATGGCGGTGGCAGCTCGGCAACACCAGAGTGATTCCGTGCTGCTGCTGCACACCCTGATGGCCGCCAGCACGATTGCCGAGGGCATTGCCGGGGAAGAGGCAAGAAGGCTGGAGCTACTGATCGATGCCTGCATCATGGCTACGGAGAGGACGCTGGATAGTCTATCGGTCAACCGGAACGAGCTGCACGAAACAGCAGCGGACCTCGGAACATTACTGCAAGCCAGGATGGCGCTGCTCAGTGAAAAGGACTCTGCACATGATCATCGGCAATGAAGTTGTGGCCAGCCCTGGGCAGGGCATAACAGCAACAGAACTCGACATCCTGTTACTTCATGGGGAAGGGGAATGCCAGGGGCGCATCATGGCCGCCAGCGGGCTCAGCCAAGCAGAACTGCACATGGCAGAGAAAAGCATTCGGGCTAAGCTGGGCGCCAAGACAGCCACTCACATGATAAGCCGGGCTTTCCAACTCGGTATCTTGGCAAGCCGCGCTCTCTGCCTGGTGCTGGCGCTGGCGTCCACCGACTACCAGGACGGCATGAAAAACAGAAGCCCCATCAAGGGTGGCAGACCCGGCACCATTGTGGTGCGCATCAAGACGGCGGGGCGAAATATCTGGGCGTGACAGGCGTGACAATGAACAGCACACAAAAGACAACCCCGCCGACAAGCGGGGCTTTTTTTGCCTTAATATATCCATTGTATACACATGATATATATTATATATATACGACATATACAGCATGACGCTGATGACTAGGAGGGGATATGGGGAAGATCATTACTGTGGCTCACAGCAAGGGCGGTACAGGCAAGAGCACCACCGTCGTGCAACTGGCTGGGGAACTCGGCATCACCACGCTGGCGGATCTGGACAAGCACCTCTGTCTGGCCACGCTCAATCAGCTGCGGCCGGACACGCTGAAATGGCAGGTACACTGCAACCTTACCGGGCAGCAGCTGGCGGCACTTATCGAGTCAGATCAGGACATCCTGATCGATTGCGGGGGTTATGACAGCAATCTGACTCGCGCAGCCATCGCCTATTCCGATCTGCTCCTGGTGCCCGCGAATGACGACATCACCGAACTGCGAGGACTGATCGCATTCAACGCGACGCTGGCGGCCATCGAAAAGGAGTTCTCTCTGGAACGACCTCTGCTTGGCCATGTTCTGATGACCCGCACCCACCCGAGCCGACGCGACATCAGCCGCCTAACCGACGCGGTGGCTGGGTTGCCGCACTTGGTCATGCTGGGCAGCAGACTCAGCCGGAGGGCGGACTTCGGGCTGATGATGGATGCCGGGATGGGCGTCACCGAACGCGCGGCCACCCGAACAAGCGAGGCAGGGAAAGAGGTCAGGGCTCTGGCCGAAGAGGTGCGGGCTGTCCTTTCCATGTCAGACTGATACATGTTGTATATACTTTATATATATACTATGTATACTTTAGATATATTCGTGCGCTGATGGGGGTTGTATGGGCAGAAAAAAAGTAGACATGACCAAGCTGGAAGGGGCCGGAAGCGGTGCCGGATTGATCGAGCGTGAGCAGACCAGCGCGAAGACAAAAGACAAACTGCTCCGGGCCATGCCGGTAAGCTTTGAGGAGCGGCACAAGGCGCTGAAAGAGGCGGGGGCCACATCCCTTGTCTATGGCCACTACATCGTGGAAGCGCTGAGAGAGAAGCTGGAACGAGACGAGCAACGCAGTTAACTAAAACGACGCGGGCCGACTGTGAGAGAGTCGGCCCGCAAGTTGAACAGCACCTTGGAGGGGCAACTATGCAACTGAATAAGCAGTCTATCAGATCAGGACATTCCATTGTATCCCTTTTGGGAATGTCGATTCCGCAGCGCCGCCGGTTACTTTCAGGGCTATCCCCCTGGGTGATGGACAGCGCCAAGAGAGCAAGGCTGGGGATGTAAGCCGGAACCCCAGAAATTTCCGTCACCCTAGTTGGGTGGGCTCAACACTCGTGTCACCAGCTACCTTCTGGAGAATCGAGCTCGGCCATCCCTCCCTGGACGGGCATCGCTCGACGA